TTTTTAATTTCGATCGAGGACTGTGCTTTAGCTTGGTCAGAAGCGATTTGGGACTCCGTCCTAGCTTTGAGTGCTTCAGCTTCGAGTTGAGCGAGTTGCTTGGCATATTGCAATGGATCCTGCTGTTGACCTTTAGGCTGAATCGATGCAATCTTTTTCATTTCAGGTGCTTCTTGCACAACCTGAGCAGCACGCTGACTTATGAGCCTGTCTAGATCTGGGTTAATATCATCGAACTGGAAGTCTTTTTCCCTCAAGTTTGGAATGGTTGGCAATGGCACGCCAATGCTTGCTTCCATTCGTGTTCTATAAAGCAACGCAATATGTTCAGCGACGTGAGCAACTAATACAGGTTGCATGCCTGCAGCTCCAGGATTCCCAGCGAGCGATGGGTCGGAAAGAAACTGCATGTGAACTGCTATATGCGAGTCGTGGTCTTGCTCTATAAATGCTTTTATTGGTTTGCCATACATAACCGACATGTTCTCGTCGATAGGATCTAGCATCGGTGCATCTGCAGGCTTGACCAATATCTCGTCAATATTAGGAATGCGAATTGCTTCATACATGCGCTTATAAGCAGCATACATATCGTGCATATCTGGTGCTGACTGAGCCATCTGTAAAACAGCTTGAGCCTGAGCAATTCTCTGGGCAGTAGAAAATATGTTGGGGTCACTGACTGGGAGAATATCAATGCGTTCGTTAAAGTCAGCAGCATAGACTTCCGACTCGCCACCGATCAACGAAAATGTAAACTGCTCCGGAAGGTTCTCAGCATTCAAGTCCGCTAGGAGTTTGAACTCTTGACCTTGGGCATAATGCAGCCTCTTGTGAATCGCCGAAAAGGCTTTAGAGCCTTGCTCGATAAGTGCGACTGTAGAGCCCACAGGTGCATTAGGATTTACATCCCCAACATTCAAATCCGCAGTGCTAGCAAATCGCTGTCCTGCATCTACAATATAGCCAAGCAAGCTAAACAAAGATCCGCTTGGTTCTTTAAATGGCAATGGCATAATTGCTTTATTGACGTCGTCGACTGTTGCGTCTAGATCAACGAACTCTCCAGGAGAAACCTGAACCTCGCCACCTGAAACTCTGCCTCGTAACTTGAAGCCACCTTGCATATTGCTAAATGCAGCGGAATCTAAAAGAGCTCGTAAGGATCCAGTTGCTGCTTTACCCAGACCACCAATAAGATGATATAAGCCAAAACCATAAAAGCCCAATCCAGGAAGGAACTTATAAGATACAAACCAATCCCTGCGTTTCTTTAACTCGTCTTCTTCTCGCCAGTTACGACGAATGCTGACAACATGCTCTCATTGTCATAGTCTACTGTAACAACATAAGGAATAGCAACTGCATTTTCGTCGTCGGTATCTTCTTCCTCGAACGAGTGGTAAACATGCATCTCTAAAAGAGTCATTACCTCATCTTGCGAGTCGTCGGCATACTGGTCGACACCTTCTATATCGCCAATCGTATCGCCTGATGGATCTAAATCACCACCTTTGTCGGTGCTTGGCAAATAATAGCCAGACTTAACATAGCGATTGTAATCGTTTTTCGGCATGCGAATAACATGCGTGTAACGAGGGGAGGTGTATAAGTCTTTGCTTTCCGGAGCGACGACGAAGTCTTCAGCCTTAACGAACTGAGAGCATTGCCTGTCCATATTGCTGTCCCACCAAACCTTTTTAAACGTCTGGCCAACTAATGGTAAATGGAAAAGCATCTGGTCGAGGTCAGGGAAATACTCAGGCATCTCCTGAGTTATCTGATAGTTCATGTATTCACGAACTCTGCGAGCTTGTTCTTCTAACTCTTCGCTTGGGTCACCGACGATAACTGTCTTAACTGGACCACCACTAGGATAAAGCTCGGCAATCGCTTTCGCATTAAACTGCGTTGCAGCCTCAGCGATCATCGGGTGAACAACGATAGATAGACCACGAGTAGCACGTTCGTCCTCAGACTCATCCATGCCACCATCTGGGTCTAGCGTTTGCAAACCTTTTTTGTATCGCTCTTCCCACTCGGAACGAGCTTCACGATCATTATTGTAATATCCAATAAGCTCAGATGCAGCTGAGTTGAGCTCTTTATCAGACATCTCCTCAGCTAAGTTCTCGTCAAAGGTGCTGTCTGTTTCCGGATTATTGTCTAGCTCTGGGTCTCCGATTAAAACATCATCACCAATTGTTTCAACTTGTAAGTCATCCGCAGGTGCAGACTCTGCAAAGGGGACTAACTGTTGTTGAATCGCAACTGGTTCTCTAGCCATACAATGTTATCCTTCTTTTTTCCTCATATTCGTCACCCTCTAAATCATTAGAGTGCGTTACAAACCAGCCTTTTCGCAGCCTTAACCATGCTTGTGTGCAAGTGTCGACAATGTCATCATTGTCGGTTGCAGGAAAAGATGCACAAATATCAATTAAATTCTTAGCCCATTTTTTGTCAGAAGGATAGTAAATTCTTCCATCCTCTAAGAGAGCAGACGATGCATGGGCACGAGCTTCTTTGTCTCTGTCGGGCATATACTCAAGAACAGGCACACCTGCCATGCGTAAATCTTGCAACAATGATTGGCCAGATGCTTTCTTTTCTATCAATACTGCGTCAGGTTCCCAGTCGTAATATGCTTCTTGTGCGAGCTTTCGGAGCTCAGGATAACTGACACGATCATACCACATTTCTAAGACCATTGCGTTTATCTGGCCATCTTTACGGAAGACACCCCAAGTTGTGCGAGCTGAATAGGACGACTTTTCTTTCGTGCTAAATGCTGTATCCCAAGATTGCAAAACATATTCAATGTCAGGAAGATCATCTTTCTCCCATGGCACCCACCACTCAGCTTTTAGAATACCGCCACCTTTGGGCATTGGTCGTTGTTGTAGCTGACCTGCGGAAGCATAACTGCCCAATGATCTTTCTAAGTTGCCGAGTGTTTTAGCGTCGATCCTTTCTGGCCAAAGAAGATCGCCCTCTTTGGTTCGTGGGTCGGTGAAGCCTAAACGGGATCTTGTTGGNGTGGGGTGGCCAATCTCATAACGTGCAGGAATGCATAAATGATCCCACTCGCCATCCATCTCNTTGGCTAGTATGTGGCCAGTCAAGTCTCTTTCGTGCACTCGCTGCATGATAATAATGAACGCACCAGTTTTAGGATCGTTAAGTCGAGTTTGCATAGCCTGATCCCACCACTCAAGCACGCCATCCCTAACAGCTGACGACTCACTTTCCCTAACATTGTGCGGATCGTCGATGACTATTATGTCACCACCTTCNCCTGTNAAAGCACCATCNACCGAGGTTGCAATCCTTGCACCAGTATGGTCATTCTCGAACCTTTGCTTCTGGTTTTGGTCGCCAGTCAGCTTAAATGATTCGCCGAAGTGTTCCTTATACCAACGAGAATCGATGAGCCTTCTACACTTAACCGAGTCTCTAATGGAAAGAGAGCCAGCATAAGATGCATAGAGGAATTTTTTGCTTGGCTGGATAGTCCACGTCCATGCTGGGAGAGCAACAGCAACCGAGATAGATTTCATGTGCCGAGGTGGAATGTTAATTATCAGACGTTTAATGTCTCCTTCAACAACTGCCTGCAGATGTTCCGATATTGCATCGATGTGCCAGTTGTCGTGGAAGTCTCGTCCTGGTTCAATCGCTTGCCAAGAGTTCTTGGTAAACTCCTTCAGCGATCTCCTCATCTTCTCCGCTCGGACTTCCTTCAATGACAGCGTGTTCAAGAACTCGTTCAATTGTGGTGAGGTCATTATCTGTTAATCTGCTTATGTCAAGCACCTTTCGTTCTTCAATTTGTGCTGTTATCTCAACAGCCTTTAAATCAGGCACGCATTTGCCCAGTAAAGTCTTTGCTGCCATGACCCTCAGTTCTGGGTCGGCACCAACCTTTCCGATGTTCTCGACTTTTCCATCTTGGTCTTGCGTGTAAACATTAAACATCTCTTTGCCATGCATAACCGAAGCGAGAAATCCCACAGGGTCAGCTTGTCCCATAATCCAATTGATGGTGGCTGGATGGTTCCATTTTTTATAGCGAGCTTGGCGATGCTCTGGAGGTTTCTGGTTCTTTAGTGGCTCAACGGATTTGAACTTTCCATCCCACTTCTCTGGTTCAACTTTACGACCATTATTAACTGGTCTTTGCACCTGTACTTTTTTGCCTTTTCCTGACACCAGATTAATCTCCTAAAAACCTTTATTTGCAGTGGTCAACTGAGAATTAACTGTAACCTATATCTGGGCAAAAAGAAACCCCACATTTCTGCAGGGTCTAAGTTGAGGAGTAAATATAATGAACATCACTTTCTCTGGGCATTAACGAACATCTCGAGTGGCGTAATACAAGAGTTGTAAGNTGTCCAAAGCTCTCTGTCCCAAGTCTCACAACCGAGGAACAGGTTTATTATAACAAAGACCAGAGAAAAAGATACAACTAAAACCATGACTGTTGCCAAAACGGAATTAAGAATTGTTTTAATCATTTATTCCTCCTNCGCAACTCATCNGAGAACGTCATTCTCTGGTCAGAGTAATAGTTCTCCTTNTNAGGATTCCAGCCATGCATTGCCAACTGAGCTTCTCTGCAATCNNNAATGATAAATTGCAACTCAGAGATAGTGCACTTTTTAGCAACACTTTCCCATGTTTTAAACTCTTCCGCTGTTGCCCCACTCATTGGTTTTCCTCCATGAAGTCTGACCAATCATAAATGTCTGGCGAACCGAGTGAACCA